TCATCCTCGACGATCATCGCAAACTCGGTCGTCAGTGATTCTCTGAGATGCCGATAGATGCGAGGCATCGCACGCTGTACGCCGTGATAGGCGGCGTTCCCCATCTTGCGTTCCGCGTCAGCCAGCCCGTTCGATGATGGCATCGCAATATACTTCTCCGAGCGAACATCTCGCTCGCACAACCACGCCTTCACCTTCGCCCGGAACGCGGGATCGCTCGACGAATCAATCGCGATGATGTCAGTCACCCGCGATTGTTTCTCGGCCCACGCCGACAGTCTCGGCCAATACTGCTCGCGACCTGACAGCGGCAGAACCAACGTGATTGGCTCCATCGCCAACGACGCGACATCGTAATAGTCGGTCGATCTCTCGGCCCGCAACATCGACTCGGAATGTTGCCGATACAGGTAACTGGCCGACGATATCCGCTCTGCATTCCACCCGCCGCGAATCACTTCACGCCAGACGAACCAACCGGCGTGACTGTTGATCGGCGGTGTAGTTCGCTCATACGCCGCTGTTACTTCCAACGCCAATCGTCGGACCATCGAGCCTGCGTGAATCCAGTTCTGCCGCTCGATCTCGCATGGAACGTGATTGACAACCTTCGACGAATCGCCGAAGTGTTGCAGTCCGCTCGCGACGATGGCCGTTCGCTGGTCCGCGTTCATCACCGCAACGCATTCGGCAATGTACGTTGGCCCAAGTCGATCATCCGCATCCAGGAACACAATCAACGGCGACTTCGTTGCGTCCATCCCGTCGCGTCGAGTGAAGTAGACGCTGCGATTCTCAACCCGCAGATACTTGACTCCACGCCGTTCGCAGATTGTCCGCGTATCATCATCGCTTGAGTCATCGACCACCAACACCTCAGCCGGTCGATACGATTGCGACTGAACGCTGTCGATACACTCGTCGAGATATCGACCGTAGTTGTGAGCGGGGATGACAACCGCAACGTCTACTTTTTTTTTGCGACGGCGGGCGGAATGATGTTCTCGATCGGTTCGGCCGTCCCTGTAAAGAAAGACGCCGCCCACGAACTGAGTCGATTCAACTTCTCTTTCCGCTCGGCACAACCACACTCACGACCGAGGAACGCCGTCACTCGTTCGGACGTGATGCCCACCGCCGTCAATGCCTTCTCGACGGCATCACCAAGTTGAAGCGGCTTCTTCGCCGCCGCTGGCTTCGGTGCCATCGCCGCTCGCGGTGTGCGGGGATTCCGCTCGACGAGAGACGGCAACCCGCGTCTGGCTCGCCAGATGGTCGTCTGCCGCTCGTCGTAGATTGCGCCTTCACATATCTCCCGCGAACGGCCTTCAAATTGGTCGCATTCTTCCCCCACGTCGTCACTCCATAAATGTCGCGTTGAATGGATCGCCCGCACTACCGCATGTGGGCGGCGGCGTTCCGATCTGCGATATCGTCCCCGCGAATGTTACGTCAATCGGATCGCAGCTTGCCAGCGATGCCGTTCCGCTAAGCGAACACCCAGACGCACCAGACGTACCAGCCACAGTCCACGTCCCGCTGCTACACGTCACAGTCCAGGCGAACCCGCCGTCAACACCAGCCCACGAATGAGTTCCCGCCCCGCCCGTCATCGTGACTGTTCCCGTGTATGCGGAACTCGACACGTCGAGATACGTTGTCGCCGGTTCGGTATCGCAGCAATCATCGGCTACACCGTCGTCGCAGTCAGTCCCGCCACCAATGCAGCCGGTTGTGCAATCACCAGCACACTGCGAACCGAACGCTGGATCAATCACGAGTGGGCATTTCTCGTTGTCTGTCGCCGCCGTAAAGCATAACATTCCGTCGTTGTAGAAGTCGGCATACCATTGGCCACCACAACAGTATCTCACAATCTTGACGACTACGCCGCATAGCGTCGCCTCAAGCTGGTAGGCCGGACTGTCGGGACAGTTCACGCCGCCGCTCGTTTTTGTCACCGTGCCGTCGAATCGCTCCTCGCACTCGTCGCACTTGAAAACGAGGAAGTCGTTGAACAAGCAACCCGGATCGGCACAAGCACACTTATCGGCTGGCACCGGATACAGGTTCTCGTCGCCAACATCGCAACCGCATCCAGCCGTGTCATAACTTGGCCGGATGCAAACTGACGGCGGAAGAATGCCGTCGTCAAGACTGCCCTGAGAAGTCAGTTTCAGCGTGTTGACGTTATTGCACAGCCAAGGCACGTCTCCAGTGTATTGCAGGAACCCCGCTTCAGGATGGTCGTAGGTCAGCGTCGCGAACTCTTGCACAGAGAGCCGCCACGAGATGCCTAGTGTTTCGATGATTGTTGGCATTTATGGGCACGCTCCGACCGACCACGATTGCCAAGTGCAACCAGTTTCAGGGCACGTACCCGAACACGTCGCACAAACAGGCTGAGAACCTACGCCGCCGTCCTCGGGATTAGGAGACGGGCCAACGGCCACCCAATCGCAAGTATCGTCGAACGGGCACTCCTGCCGCAACGTAACCTGCCTCGCCGCCAGTACGGTATAGCCCGCGACAATCGCGTCTGGATTCGTTATGTCACACTCGAACTCGGCGATATACGCACACGGCTGATCTTGGCCCTCACAATAATCGCAGCAGACGGTTGTTTTCGGATAGAGACATGGGGCTTCCTCGTCGGTGTAATCTTCGCAACCGGGCGTTGAAGTATCGGTACACTTCGTCCCACAACCGTATCTCGGATCGTTGACCTCATCTTGGCAATCGCACGCTGCACATTGCCGCTTCTTTTTTCCCGTCACGCCGTTGAACTTGCGGTCTTCCAATAGGCCGGAGTTCGCTTCACGTTCCGGCGAGCATTCCCGCGTGATCGTGACTTCGGCGGGATAGACACCGCACCCATCTGCCGCCGATCCCTTGTCGATTGCAACCAGTGTCTTCGAGTCGCCGTCGCACGGATCGGAATCGCTCAGAGTGTAAATCGGGTAGTCGATCCTGTTGAAACTACGCAGCGTCCATAGTTCGTCGGCGATGTTGTAGGACAGATGCCACTTGGATCGGATTCGGTCTCCAGTTGCTGGGCCTGTTGTTCCGTCTGAAGCCACCGCCGTAGCCGTAAGTGGACCAGCAGCGAACGTAAACGGAAATGGAGGTGGCGATAGGTCCGGGGACACTTCACACGGAGACAAACTCGTATTTGCCGATCCTCGCTTGATTAGCGTGAACGTGTCTTGACACGCACTCAACAATCCAGAGGCGTAAACCGCCTCTGGCTCCCCGTAGTTATTGCGGGACGTGCCGTTTCCGTATGACCGGATTACAACCAACTCCACTTCGTTCCCAAGTCCGCCGCCACTCGAATAAAAAAACGGCCAGTGAAAAGAGACTGATTCATACAGATGGATAGAGAATGTCCCGTCGCCGTTGTCCGTCCAAAAATCTCTGCCACCAGTGTCATTATATGGAAATGGCGTTTTGTCAGAAGTTGTTACCAGCCACGCCGCTTCACCAGTCCATCTGCAACAACCCGTTTCTCTGTTCCACCTTGAGTCGAACGTAAGAGTGCTTGGTATTGGCTTTGTCTCATCGAATGTCGCCCCCGCAGTAGTGAGGTCTATTGTCAGTCCAGCAAGTGACACGCTGGACGGCCCTACAGTGCAAAAAGGCATCGTACAATCGCCAGACGAGCCTCCTCCTTCACACTCACCGACCCAATTCAGTGTCCCACCATTGCTCAAACACGGTGCGAAGTCTAGCGAGAAATCTCCGTTGAGTTCGCTGCATTGGCTTTCGCTGACGACACCTTCAGCCGTGCTAATATCCGCGACGGTCAATCCCCATCGGTACGGGCAAAGCTGGTAGGGTCTACGTCCAATTTTCAACGGCATCGAATCAGTCCGCTAAAACAGAAGCAGTTGCCTTGGTACCAGTCGCGGCTTTCGCTTTCTCGCGAAAGCCGCTAGGGACATTTTTCTTATAGTCTCGGCACTGTGCTTTTTACCCAAGAACGACATCCCGGACTTTTTTCTCTGTTCCGGGTCTTCGTACCGCTTCTTTACTCTTTCCGACTGCTTCTGTCGCTCTTGTGGGTCAGCCCAACGATTTACGAACGCCGCCTTTATCTTTAATCGAATTTCAGGTCTAGCCCACGTCTTCCGTAATCCGTCTGCTTGCCTTTTTCTCGCGTCCGGGTCTTTATACCTAGCCTTGTGTGACCGCGAAAGTTCCGCCCTAGCTTCTGGGTTTGCAAATCTCCTTAGCATCGCCTCCGACTGTCGCTGTATGGCTTGCGGCGACGCTTTTCTGCCTATGGTCGATCCAGCCTTGGGGACAATGTTGTACCCGCACTTTGGGTCGAAAGACTGATGATGGTCGATGTATTTTTGTTCAATCTCAACCGCCAGTTCGCGAGATGTGTATTCCAGAACGATGAACTGAAACGCATCGCCGCCATGTTTGTTCCATGAGTTTTGTAGACGCTGGCTATGATGAAGACCTTTCTTGAGCTTATTTCTATGGGAGTGCCATCTCTGCTGGAAATTCACCGCACTCCCAACGTACCTCTTTCCGGTGACGGTGTTCAAAATCTGGTAGACGCCACTCTTGCTGTGATCCTCTAGCAGTCGTAAAGTTTGTTCAGCCATCGGAACTCTCCTTCAAAGGGTTTCGTTGCAGGCCCGCTTGAAGCTACACACTTCTTGCGGGCCGTTTTCATTGTATTAGATTTCTCAGTCCGCGATGATGAAAATCTGGCCGCTCAGCGTCGTGAAGGCAACGGCATTCCCGAGAGTCAGTCGGCCCGCACCACTTTGTCTCGCCGTCGCAACTGTAGCCGTCTCGCCACGAGCCGCGACCGACGTGTTCCCGCCGTATGCGTTGACCACATTTGAGGCATTGGTTCCACGTATCTGGATCGGAGAAAATCCCGGTTCAAGACTCGTTCCGCTGCTGTATATGCTCGCTGCGAAAACGTCGCTGCCGCAGTTGATCTTCACCAGTCCCGCAGTCCCTCGCACGTTCAACACAACTGGGCCGATAGACCATTCCGTCGTCCGATATTCGTTGTAGCCGTCCGCGTTCATGAACGGCAAACCGATCTGCGTTGTCGCTCCGCAGCGTTCGCCAATCGTGATCGTCGCCGGTTGCACACCGCTGAACGCCGCGAACCCGTATAGCATCTGGAACGCACCGTTGATGATGATATCGTCGCCGTCAACAGGGAGACTTCCGTCGAGCCAGTTCAGCACATTATCGGCGAAGTACGGTCCGCTCGCCGTCACTGGATGACCTAGCGTGACCGTACCTGACGCCGACGTTTCGCTCAACGCACTGATCGTGTGCGGCACTCCAGCCGTGTCACCGATGATCGTCACCACCGAACCGGATACCGTCGCCGTCATCGTCGAGAACTCACCAATTGACGTGCCACCACCTTGCGGAACACAACTCGCCGTTGTGTCGGTAAACGACGTAGCCGATTGCCATGCCTCCTTGATCGTTGTCGCCACTTGTGCCGTTGTGACCAGCGTGCCGATAGTGATGACCAGGTTCTTACTGTTCATCGGGATGCTAATCGTGTCACCCCCGGCCCATGTACCGCCAACGGTGATCGTATATTGCTCTTTTGTCGCCGCCGCGTTATTGACGAATGTTTTCTGTGTCATGATCTATTTCCTCTATGTCGGACAGACATCGAATACCAAAACAGGAACCCACTCGTCGTTTATCTTCACACACACAACATGCCCATCAATATCCGCCTCTAACGGACTACGATTCACGCCCGTAGTCACAACCGCCACTGAACTGTCATCGACCTCTTCCATCAGCGTTAGCGGGTCCGTCTGCGGGTCAATGTCGGCCTCGACGTACTTCGCAAACGTGAACGTAGTTGCACCCGTCAACGCATTATCGCATGGAGTGATTCCCGACAACAGACGACCTTGGGCACCTTCGCCGCCTTTGCCGCCACCGCCACGATAGAACAGCGTCATCAACGGATCGCTGCCGGATGCTAGCGGACCCTGTGCCGAGAAGCCTGAGCCACTCGGCCCGATGAACCACTCATCCTCGACCGGCCCAAATGAATCACCGGCCGCCGGAGTCGATGTCGGATCAATCGTGACGTAGATGAAGTTATCGAAATAGCCCGTTCCCCGTCCGTTGACACTCTCACCATCAACGGTCATCGTCGCCGGTATCACACCCGGTCCCGTGACCATGATGTTTCCGTCGCCGCCATCATACTTCGTGACGGTACTCCACGTCAGGCGATTGTCGCTCGACGTTTCTGTACCCGTAACCATCACGACTGAGCGGGGAGGTATATCCTCGCCGCTGTCGTTGACGATTGGGAATCCATATCGTGGAAGTAGACCGACTGCCATACTATTTTGCCTTCAACGCCGCCATGTCTGCCGCTGCCTTCTCGTTCGCCAACTTCGTCCGCTTGATGCGTTGCTGCTGATCTTTGTACGTCGGGATTCTAACGTCATGTTCGGTCCCACGCGATACGGTTGTGTCTGCTCCAGACTTTGAGATTCGGTAGCTGATCTGGTTGATTGCCCCGTCCATATCGACCGGCCAAATACCTATCAACGTCAGCGTCTTGCTGTTGACTGTTTCCATCGCCTTCAATTGCGAGTCGAGATAGTAGTCGGCCTGTGTATCTGCAATCGCCGTGTTATCCGTTGAATCGCTGATGGTCCCCTCTCCGCTCATCTCGTCGATGTCGTAGTATGTTTTGAACCACGCCTTCACGTCATCGTGCCTCAGTGGTTGAATAAACTTCGCCTTGGCTCTCGCCGCTAGCGGCGGGGCACCCGGAACAGGTTTCGACTTCTCGTATCGAATCGGTTGCCACGTTTCTGGATGCCTTATCTCGACCGCACACGTCAGCCATATCTTCGCCGGGAGAATGTCGCCGGATGTTTGGCCGTCGTTGTATCGCATCATCGCTTTTGAGAAGCTGATTGTTTGCAATTGGCCATCGAGATTGATTGAAAACGTGACTGTTTCAGTGGCTTCGCCGTCAACGTCTGTTCCCGCCTCAAGACGTGTTCCGCCTTTTGCGTTTCCAGTGCCTTCCCAGCCAGTATAGAACCCGACAAAATCACAGAAAGCCGGTTGAATCTTTTTCGCTCCATCCGGGTCAATGTACTCGTCGAGCAATTCATTCGTGAGAATCAGTTGTTTCCGCGTGACTGTATTTTCTCCGCTGACCGGATCGCTATAGCTCGGGATTATGATCTTGCCGTCGGCGTCGGCTTTCACGCGATACATTCTGTAAACAGACTGCCGAGCCAAGTCTTGAGGTGAGTGCAACGATCCGTCCGGTTGTTTCACTCGCACTCGATCTATCTGCGTACAATCTTCGTCGAACTGCTTCCAATTGGCGACGCCTGCAATCTTCGGAGCATACGTTAGCTCGTCAATCGGCTTGATCGAACCGTCCGCATTGTCTGTCGGTCTAGGTAATAACGGATCGCTCGGAATCGGCGAAGGTTGCTTCGCTTCGTCCCATATCTCACGACCAACGGCCTCTAATTCCAATCGCACTTGATGCCGGATCGGCGGACCGAATACAGTCAAAGCGTCCGGCACCTCTTGCGGGTCGATGCCCTCGCTCGGGTCTTGGTATGGCCGGTTGTCCGCTGCAAGCGTAGCACCTTCACCAGTGCGGCAAATGACGAACTTGCCATCTGTTCGGCGAGGTACTAGACGCAGCCCAAACGAGTCCAACAGAGATTGCAACTCTTGAGCGGGGTTGCTCACGTCCCAATCTATATCCGGCCTCGCTGCCGCAATGTCGGCATCGCTCTCGACTAGATCGGCCTCATAGTTCGAGACATCCATTGCATCGAACAGCAACTTTACAAGCTCTACCGGTTTCTTCTCGCGAAACGGATCGACTTCGTTGTTCGGAAGCCGCGTGTTGTAGCGGCCCGTTATCACATAGCCTTTGCCCCATCTCCACCGCTCATCCGTCAGCATCACGGACACAATTTGACCGCCGCTGTTCCGCGTATAGTTTGCCGAACCGATGCGGCACTTTTTTATCGTGACCTTGCGTCCGTCCTGCGTCAGAACCAAATCGCCTTCGATCTTCGGCAGTCCCCATTGGGGATAACACTGAATCGAGATTGTAGACGGCGAAACGCCCGCGATGTCGGTCATGTCCAATTCTTCGACGGACTGTATTCCGGGATATGTGAACTTGGCTTGCTGTTGGTCCGGCATCACGTCCTCACGTCAGGCTGATCGTGTTGCTAACCGAATGGTCGATATTCGCGAGCGGTGTGCCAACAGTCACGAGAGAAAGAACTCCGCTGTTGACATTCTTTTGCGAATCTTTCACGAACGCATTCGGCCCATAGGCGTTGATCGGATTCGTGATCGTCTTTCCACGCGGGTCTTGGTTGAAGTCAAGAACGCCATCATTGCGGACATTCGCCGTCGCGAGTGTGCCGGTCGAGTTATAGACCACAGTTCCGCCGTTGACGTTCAGCGTCGTCACCGATCCAGCCTGTATCGTTGTCGTTCCACCGTTCGGGTCTTGCGTCAACGTCGTCACGCTGCTGTTGAGTTCCAGCGTTCCGCCGCTCTTTGTGATCGTCGTCACAGTCAATCCGGTCCCGCCTATTACCCTCGCATCAGATGCCGATTGGCTAACGTAGCTCATTTGGATCGTCGGACAGTTCGCCGTCTCGCCAGCATATACCGCCAGCCCGACATCGCCTCGGCTCACGTCACACTCGGAACTCGCCGCCCCGCCCGTCAGCAACACAACGGGAGCATTCGGATCGGTACGCTGTCCCGTCTGAAGTGATCGTGCTGTAAACGCCGTTGTTCCGAAATAGACGCGAACAAGCGACACGTTACCGCTGTTGACGACGAGCGTGCCACCCTCTTGAACGTAGGACGTGTCGCGATATTCGTGATACGGCAGCCCGTCCGTGTTGACATCCGGCAACCCGATATAGCCGCCATAGCCAGGCTCGATTTTCGTCGTCAACGTCGTCAACGCCGCCGTGAAGCCATACTTGCACGGCACGTTCCCAGAATCATAAACGAGCGTATCGCCGTTTGCAGGGGCCGCTCCACCAGTCCAGTTTGCTCCATTATTGCGGAAGTTCGGGCCTGTTGCCGCCGTGGTTTCCGTTGCCGTTGCCGTCGCTGCCCCACCAGTTGTAAACGCGACAACATGCGGACGGCCAGTCACGCGACCAGTCAACACGAGATTCGTTACTCCGCCTGTCGCGATGAGTTCCTTGAACTCTGCCGGAGCGGGGTTGCTTGTTGAATTCCATGATGCCAACAATGCTGCGAAGATGATTGCCTGCGTAGCCGAACCGTCAGCCGTGTAGGTGATCGTCTTGCTACCAATCGTGATTGTATACGTCTGACTCGTGACGGTCCCCGATAGCGTCAACGTCCAGACGTTCGTCACACTTTGGGCACCGGATATCCATCTGAGTGTTGCCATTTATCGACCTCAATATGTGTTCGCCTGTCCGGTGAACGGATCGGGACTGCTGAACTGATATGACCACGACCTTGACCATTCCGTAGCCGACCCCCGCGTTGTGATTCCGCCGGGAATTGTAACCTGCGTATCGCCTTCGTTGCCGTCTAGGTCGTTCGGCCAGATTGGTTGCATCTCTTTCGCGTTGCGATCTGTTGTCGTGAACGAACCCGATTGCGTCGCACGGAACCAACTATTCTCCGTCACAGTTTGCTTGAACGGCTTGCCTTGTGCCGGAGTTCTCAGCACCTTGATCGGCTTGCCGGTTCCTGAGAACGTTAGCGTCTCTTGAAACGTCAGATATTGATTCTGGCCCAACGTCAACAGCACGTCGCCCTGCAACACGATATTGCATTTAATCCAGTTGACGCCGTGACTTCCCTTGATCTCCGAATGACTCACCGGCTTCAACACCGTAACGCCGCCGACGCATTGGCTGCTGTCAAGCGACCACGATAGCACGTTGCCAGACTCGTCATAGAACCCGAACGACTGCCCGCCAATCGAATACGCCGCCCGCATCAATTCCAGTTCCGCGAAGTTGGCGAGTTGCGAACTGCGAATGATCTTCGCCTCGATGTCGATGGTCGTTCTCAGTAGCTTGTGAAAGCCGCTCGGCCCGTCGATATACTCGCGAGTGAATGAATTGAGTCCGACAGAATTCACGTCGTGAGCATAGCTGCCATACGTTGCGAGGGACATCAGTTATTCCCTCCCCAGTATTGGTCGAGCCGATTGACAGGCGGCATCGGTGTTTCGATGCTCAATGACTTCAAATACTCTCGCACCTGAATAGCATAATCGGCGAGTGCCTCTATCGCACCTCGCATCGCATGCATCTGCAATTCAAGCCGCTCGATCTCTCTATCTCGATTGCGGATGAGTTCCACCATCAACAGCGTCTCGGATTCTGTCATTTAGACCATCCTCTCGCTTGGAAGAAAGTCTGTTTCTCGCGTCGAGTCTTCTCGTCTTCTATAACCTGAATCACTTCCGCCAACGCTTCCGATGTCGCGAACTTCCCTCGAATCGCTTGCACGAGTTTCTCTGCTAATTCTTTCTGCTGTTTCGACGCCTCTTTTATCTCGTCGTCTAGTTGTTTGATCGCTTCGCCTGCCGTGTTCTGTGCCGACTTCACGTCGCGTCGAGCCTGTTCTAGTGGTCGCGTTTCTCCGGCACCTTCTCGCGACTTATCCAATCCCAGCCGCTTCGCTTCCTTTGCTCCCGCCGCCTCGACATCACCAGACAAGATGCCGAGAGACTGTGCCTTGCGGGCGTCGGCAACCGACAGTTCCTTGCCAGCCGCTTTCTGGTCGAGCAATCGTTTAGCCGTGGCTTGATCGGCACGAGTCATCAATCCGAGTCTTGCGTTCTCCGAACGATTGCGATTCTCTTCACTCGCCAGTGTGTCTTGTGCCGTTCGCAGTATCTGTTGAGCCGCCGCCTGTTCGGCCTTCTTCCCCTCAACAATCTGGCCTTGCAGGTCTTTCTCCTGATTCAATATCGCGACCGCTTCGCTTTGCAATCTGTTTTTCTGTTCGTATGCCGACTGTCGTTTTGCAGGATCATCCGACCGAGTATCAATCTTTCCAGCCGCCGATTGAAGCTGCTCTCTCGCCGCCTTGAGTGTTTCCAACTGGCCAGCTATCGCCGATTGATCGTCACCGATATTCGACGCACTACCGGCCGACGCGAGTTCCCTTGACTGTGCCGCAATTCGCTCTAAAGCCGATACCTGTCGGCCTGTTGATTTCTCTAATGCGTCCGCCGCTTTCTTCGCCTCTCGCTCGCTGCTGCCGCTCCAATAGATGATTGCCTTCGTTGCAACAGCAGCGACAACAGCCACCGCTGCGAAGCCAACAGTCAGCGGAGTGAACATTTTTGACAACACGGCCCCAGCAAAAGCACCGGCCTTTGCCAGGTACATCATCGCACCACCCGCCGCAGTCGCACCCGCCGCGACCGTAGTTGTCCCGACTGCAGCTGCTGCTGAGGTTGTTACAATCGCAACATTACCGGCTGCCGCTTTCGCCGATGCTGCCGCCTGCAATTCCAGCAATAACGCCGATTGACGCTGTACGTCGTTCAGAGTCTTCACGACGTTGATGCCGCCGACAGCCAAATCGAAATAGCCCTGAGCCTTCGCAATCGCTCGGACAAACGATTCCGCTTGCTCGTCGTTCGCCGCGACCACAAACGCGATGCCCTTCGCCATCTGCAACGCAGCAGCAGCACCGGCGGCATAGCCCGACAGAACCGCAGACTGCGTTGATTGCGTCTGAACCAGAAGCTGTTTTTCTTTATCCGCCGCCGCCTCTCTGGCTCGCATAATCTTGGAGTATGCGGCGATGGCGGCAGATGCCTCTTGGTCATAGGCTCGCTCCGCATCTGTAGCCCGCTTGCTCATCACCTTTTCAACATCACCATTCGGCGTGGCGTTTATCTTCTGCATTGCCGCAGTGATGGCCGACGTGTCCGGCACTTTCAACGCCGCTGCCTTCTGCTCAATCGCAATTTTGATGATGACATCGCGAATTGTTTGACCGCTCATCGCGTTGCCCCCCGTATCGCAAGGCTGGCGAGAACAGATTGGAACTCGCTCTGCCGATTCTGTTCAGCGACTTCCTCAACGTCGCGAATCGCCGCCGCATTGCGACGAACTAGCGGATCGTCAGGGAACGACCCGACAGCCCTGCATTCGCGATAGTGTTGATAGCACTGCTCCATGATCGGCAACAAGCTCCGTGGATTCTCGGGAGTTCCCTTCGGACACAACGACCGGCCACGCTCGTCAACAGGCAACCGACATCGCGGCGGGCACGCATCATATCGCATCTCTGGCTGGCCGTCGCGACCGAGTTCAACCAAGCCCGTGTCCTCGTCGTAGAGATACTTTTGGCAGTGATCGCAGTCCCGATAAGCGACGCGGGGGTGATTCAATATCAACCCGACGCCGCTCACTAGTTTCCCAGCAGTTCCTCGTCCGTCGCCGCTGGTTGTGTCTCCGGTGGCCTCGGATCGCTCTTTTCTTCGTTGCGGATGATTCGATACAACCGACCGAACAACTCGTATTGCAGACGAGCCACATTCGCAGCAGTGATCGGAACAGAGTGAACCCCCTTTGCAGTCAGGTTCCACGATTGCAGCTTCGACGCGATGAACTCGCACGCCGCCATTTCAGACTTCATGCCGTCGCCGCCAGTCGCGTTCTCCTGCTGGAGCAACTGAGCCACCTTGCGATCTAACGCAATGACCTCAAGCCGCGTCGCACCGCGAAACGTAAACTCCAAAGGATCGTATAGCCGGTCCCCGTTCGAGTCTTGCTTCGTGCCTTCGATATAGCCAGGAAGGTCGCTCCATCCGTCAAGTATCACGCTTGCCATTGTCTGTTCCCCTTTTAGAAATTACGCCGAGCTATCATTCACAATCACAATCTCACCCGTCGATCCCGTCTTATAGCAGTTGAACTCAATCTCCTGCCGAATCTTTCCGCGACCGGGGACTACTGGCGTCATCGACGATGCCTTCATCGCACCCAGCGAAACCGCCATGCTCGTGTTCCCATTCGTCAGCGTAAACGCACCCGTCACAGTCGTTCCCGCACGTTGAGCCGTCAGCAAAGCAACCTCTGCCGCCGAGTTGAACTTGGTCGTGACCTTGCACGTAACGACCCTATCGCCCGGCTCCAAGTCCGTCGCCGTCTGTCCCGTCATGAACGTCGGCTCGATTTTATGATCGCACGCCAACTCGATCTTCTCGACGTAGTTCGCAACGCTGGCAATCGTCATGCCCGTTGTCGATCCTAGATCGTATGCCATATACGGCCGCGACAAATCGTCAATCGTCGGGAACGTGTAGCTCGACGTGATCGTGATCGTCTTGCCAACGAGATTCAACGCAAGAACAACCTTCTTTCCCGGTTCAATCGTCATCGTCCACGAACTGATCCGAGTCAAGAACGTGAACAACTCCGCACCGCTGCCGCCCATGTAGGTGCGAATGTACAGGTCCGACAGTGCCTCGGTCAGAGTCCAAGTATTCGTCGAGACGCTGAAGCCCATGTATGGCAGCCAGCGATCCCACTCAATCGGAGTCGGGTTGCATGTAATCGCACCGCCTACGCTGATGTTGCCCAACGCGATGTCCGCGATGTTCCGCGCCCGGGTACAGCGGATGCCGTCGTTCTCCTCAATCGGAATCTTCTCTTGCAAACTGTTCGTCAAATACTTCATCGCGACCGGAGTGCCGCTCGTGAAGTCCGCCGCCGAATGAATCGCCATGTTGGCGAGATAGCCCATTGATTCCGCCATTTACATCACCCCTTTCGGTGTTTGCTTGTTCTCTTGGATTCGACTTCATCAACCGAACCAATCTCGGCAACAGACGGGCCTTCTGCCGCCCACCGTCGCATTTCGGCCATCGCATCGCCTAGGAACGCGAACGGGCCGCGAATCTCATCGGTGCCAATCCTGCGAACAATGCTCGACCAGCCGTCGCCGCCGATAGGCCGCTCGACGTGATCGTGTATCTCTTCGACGGTCGCATGATTCTGGTCGATTTGGAATTCCTTGAACGGACTACTTCCAGAATCAAACTTCAGCACGTTGTCAGCCACGTTTAGCCCACCTTGTAAATGAGTGATTCGACCGCGAAGTCCGCGATAGATTCAGCCAATTCGTCAACGTCCTCATCGTTCGTCCCGACCGGCGGACGTGCTGGCATTCTACTCGTTCCAGTCGTGTGCCACAAAGCCTTCTCGTCGTCCGTGCCGAATATACTTCCACGCGATGACACCGCGTTGATATTTCCCGGCCCGCCAACAGTCACGAGAGACGCCATCAATGCTCCCGTCTCGTATAGGATTCGATTGTGGCCTTTCTTCGCGATTGTAACCGGCGATAGTGCGGCCCACGGCGAACCGCCCGGCTCACGTTCTCCAGCGAATGCCGCCGCTTCTCCAGCCGCAATCGTCTGCTGAAACAGCGTCAGCGGTTCGGTATAGTCGATGCCGTTGAACCGTTGCTCGATATCCAGAAAGATGCCGCCGAGTTCTGCTACGCTGTCGAGTTCCTCGGTTATCATGTTCGCGGTTCCTCATAGAGACAGCGAACAACGATAGCCGAACCAAACAGCTTGAGACGCCACGCCGCCAAATCGACGCACGCCAACGGCTCGGGAATCAGGTTGAAGTTCCGAGCCTGACCATACAGGCTCGCATTGCGAAGCCGTCGCCGAATCTTCTGTCGCCACCCAAGTCGAGTCTCCAACTCTGTCGCACACGGACTCGCGAGAATCGCAATCAGGATCGGATAACCAACCTCATCTTCGTTACTGTTTGCGTCGCCAGTCGATTCGGATCCGAACGGCGAGACGCTGATGAAAGGCAGCGTCGTGTTTGTCACGCCCTTCTCGTGCCATGCGACTTCCTGAATCACAACGCCGCCATCAAGGCCACTGAGAGACAGTCCGTCAATCAATGTCTTGATTGCGGTCAATGCGTCATAGTGATTCGAGATGCCGGACATTTATCATCTCTCCGCACACGTCGCACAGTACCAGTGAGAACCGTTGACAGACGCCTCGCTATACAGCACGTTGTACCGCTTGTCGTCAGCATCGACGATCACATCGTCGCGAGTGATCGTCCTGTCTTCGCCGTTCGGATTTAGCAGCTTGTTAGGGATCGAAAACGCAATCACTTGACCATCGAACTGAAACGCCGATCCATCCGCCTTGCGAGTCCACGGCCCACGCATCATCACCGATATTCGCTGGAGAATGACCGGCCTTGTGCCGTTCTTGAGTTCGACATATCCAGCTTCCACGTCATCCCAACAAATGTATTCTGTGCTGTGATCGACGGCCATTATGTGTCTCCACAGATGACCACTTCGGACGGTCCAGCGTCAGCCGCCAGTTGATCGTCAATTCCCTTGATCGCCGCCAGCAACGCCGTCATGTATTCAGTCCACGAATAGCTTTTTCCATCAACACTATAGGACGGCTTCGGGTTGGCTGTAATCGAAGCGAGATTCGCAGCGAGATTCGCCTTCGCCGTCGCGAGGTTTTCGGAGATAGTGGCCATCAGAGTTCCGTGATCGTCAGTGACTTGCGGGTAAACGTCCGATTTCCGCCAAGCGTCGCGTTGAACGCACGCACAACATCCTCGACTGTATCGGCTTCAACCTCTGCTGATTCGCCAGTCGAGTTACTGACGCTCCATCGCTTCTGATTCGATACCGGCTTCGGAGTCTCGACAACCGCGACTTCAGTAGCCGGAGTCTCAGCCGGTTCTTTATCGACGTTCGACGTGAACTGTGAATGATGCTTTGCCATCGTGGTCCTCGCTTGGCTCTGGTTATGAAAACGGCGGGCTTGCTCATCGCAGCCCGCCGCATGGTTATCGTTTATCAATCAGCGTCAGGCAACCGTCGATTTGACCAACGCACGAGGCTCGACCACAACAGCCGCACCGCGTTCGCTGACCTTCCAGCGGTTGATGATGTCATGAGTGAACTCGACTTCACTGTTGACCGGAGCTTGGTCGATAGTCATCGGCCAGTTCTGCATATAGCGAACCGCCTTGCCGATGTCGCCGATGAAGTAGCTTGTGTCGGTCGCCATTCGGCTTGCGAGCAACGCCGAGCTTCGGATTTGGTAATCGGTATCGAGCGGACTCGCGCCAATCGTCACGGCCGTGTTGCTCGCCCCGTCGCCCTTGCGAACTTCCAGCGAACGAACGATCTGGCGGGCCGTGTTCTTCAATTGCCGAGTGACAATCAAATCCTTCGGCGTAATCATGATCGGCTCGCCCGTGTGAGGATCGACGATCTGGCTCATCAGAAGTTCGAGTGCATCGAGGTCGGTCCAATCAACCAGGGCATTGCTGGTTTGCAGATTGACCCACGGAGTCGATGCTTGGAAGGTGGCGTATGCCGTTCCCTTCCACTTATATCGGTGAGTCGTGACGTTCTCGTCGATGATGGCGTCGATGATTCGCTTCTCTTTATTGCCGCCGTAGAAGTGGCCGAGTTCAGCACACCGCTCCAGCACTAGGCCGGTCCGGTCGAAAAATACAGCCTCTTTACTGATCGGCACGATCTCACCACGCTTGACCGTCTGCGGGGTTTCAATCCAATCCTCGCCAACTCCGGCAATCGGGTAAGGTTGATTTTCGCCAATCGACTCGAACGTATCGCCAAGCCGAGTGATGCCGGGGATCTTCTCGCCGTTGAACTGAGTCGGAACATCGCGAACGAGCGGAGTGAAGACATAGGCTTCGTCCTTACTCGCCGCCATGACTTCCGAGTAAACGATCTGGCCAGTGATGTTTGAAAACGCACTCGATAGAGTCGCTCCCGATTCCATCAGGCTGACGTGATCGGCTTCGGCGAGGTTGACGCCTTTGCTTCCCGGTTGCCAGCTTTGAGCAATCTCATTGCCGCCGGGAACAGTCGCCTCGAACAGCTTGCGAATCGAGAACTCGTCCGCACGAATCTGTTTCGTTGCGAGGCCGTCCTTGATGTCCTCAAACAAAGGTTCAAGGTTGCCGTCTTTACGGGCCGCTTCACACTGGCGGCGAAGTACGCGATAGTCCATTTTGAAAGTCTCCGGTGCCTCACGGCAGATACAGGGATCAACACAATCCGCACGCGGCGGCTTTATCGAGATTGGTAGCAGTACCAGTAATCGAGACTGATCGTCGTCTCATCAGCAGAATCGCCATCCTTCGCACCACATACCGCTTGCACTTCGGTGGCACTCGTGAAGACATATCCGCTGATTTTATAGACCAGCACGTCGTCGATGTAGTACAGCACGTCGGCTTGAGTCGAGCTATAAGGCATGAACTCAATCCGCAGCTTCTGGAACGACGCCCCGGAACCAACGTGAGCTTGTTTGTCGAGCGAGTTCGCAGCCGTCAATTCAACGCTCGTCTGAGTCGTTGAAAGTGAACAGTGAACCCACCAGTTCAGCCCGCCGTCTTTCTTGAAGAATGCGAGAGTCGTTCCACTCGTCTTCGGCCCCGCTCCAGCACTGACGAGCAGGTTCGCGGCGACTGCATCGGTTAACCCAACGATCAGATTGTTCTGGTTGGTGTCATCTTCGGTCGATTGTACACGGGCCTCAAACGTCAGTGGCTTGTTCGCCGCAAACAAGAACGCTTCCGGCTCACGAGCCAGGTAGCAATCTTCATCACCAGCCGTCGCGGCCGCGGTCTTGATGTTCACCACGCCGTTGACAGCATCGGCGTTTAGAACCGTGCCATCAACCGCAGTAACAACCGTATACTGCGATCCCGACTGTGCCGTCAGGAACCCGTCGAAGTCGTCACAGAATCCATGAACGCTCGCCATCAAGTCGGCAGAGGTTGGGATATTCAAGAGCTTGTTCATTCGTCGTCTCCTATATCGCCTCACGGCGAACCATGTTGATTGAACGTGAGAGCGATCAGGCTCGCTTTAGTGCCGTGATAAAGTCCTTGCCTCGAAGCGGCTTGTCGTTGTTCTGCGATTCCAGCAGCGTCGAACCGGAACGCGGCTTGATGACCGGTCCCTTCTCAACGATGACCGGCCACGATTCCAGCAACAGCGTCGCATGATCGGCGTCCTTGGCCTCGACGAGTGCCTTCACTCGCTCCGGCTTGACCTCTCGCTTCGATTCGATCAGCGTCAGCTTGGCCGACTGTTCGGCTTGCATCTTCTGAGTCGATTCGACCAGTTTCGTCAATCCTTCAATCGACTTCGCGAGCGTTGATTCTGCCACGGTTTCTTCCTCTGTCTCGGTTGAGGTTTCTTCGGCAACCTTGCCGTTCATGAGTTTGTCCTGAGCCTGCAAGATTTCCTTGATGCGAGCCAGCTTTGCTGCGACATCCTTTTCGGTGTCATCCAGCACAGCGACAATCATCGCTTTGAACGCTTCATCAATCTGGCCGTCTCCGTCCGTATCGGCCGCGTCCTCTTCATCGGCGACTTCGATATCCATCGGAGTGCCCAGCATCGCCGCGTCGCCGCCTTCCATTTCGAGAAGGTGAGCGAGCTTGTATCGCGTCAGGTTCTTGGCCGATTCGATAAGACTGCGAACGCTGGCCGTGATCGTTTTCATTGGCTTGACCTCTGGTGATTCGATAGATTCAAACAGGCCGTCATTCGTCGCGGGACGGCCGACAATATCGACCGATGCCGCCGACTTTAGAGATTCGACAATCCACTTGCCGCCACGCTTAGCGACTTCGCCTTCCGCGTTGTGAGACAAGCCAAATTGTTTTGGAAATCGCTCTGCCGCTTCGCAGACTGTTTCCGCCGCTGAATGCGACTTGAGAAAGTGAAGGTCGCCGTAGACACCGCTCGGCGTTTTCTTCAGGTTGCGAAGTTCGCCGAACCCCTCAAGGAAGCCTCTATCGGCTTTGGGATTCTTGCGGTCGGGATGATCGACGTTGACTTTGAGTCCCTCATACAGGCGAACGCCGTCGTCCATCGCTGCGTCGGAATACTCGCGACCATTCTTAGAAACGCGGCCCAACACTTTTACGCCGCGAATAACACCGGCCTCTCGGTCGATATTTTCGCTGGTGAGAGACTCGCTTAGAACGGTCTCCAGTAGCTGCGTCGTTCGTTTTGAAGGCGACTTGCTTGTCATGCGGACGATTAGAAGTCCGCCGACGTGATATAGCTAGACTGGTATCAACTCGATGTCCAATACTTTGGACGGCATATAGCCGGTCGATTGTTGGCTCCCATCAAACGAAGCAACCCTGGGTCAGAATTGACCCAGGGTCGAAACATAGGCGAAAACAGCATAAACGGATCAGTTTGGCCGCTGTGCATCAACTCCGATGATCGACAGAATCGGCCACGATCCGACATCACATTCGTAGGCCAGAACGAACCAACGATGAAGCCGATCATCCCAGTTGAGGCTATACTGCCGCCCGTAGGCCGATCCAGCATCACTGATCGAACTGAGCATTGCCCCAACTGAATCAGCGAACAAGCGGAACGCCGATTGAACTGTTTGCGGCGGGTAGGTTGTAGTCATAGTTTTCCCTTTCGTGGTTTCAAACACTTCCCCGCTCATCGCGGGCTTTCTTCAGCAGCGTAGGAACAGCCCACGCCACCATCGACATTCCAGCCGCCTCACACGCGGCACGTAGCTCTCTCCATTCCGGATCCGACACCCGGCCAAGTTGTCTCGCCGGGTTCGGGTTGTATGCCCCGCGTTCTGTTGGGGGGCGGCCTCGCTTTGGCTTCTTTTTCATTCGCTAAGTTTCCTCATGTAGTTCTTGGTGGACCGCTCAGCGGCAGTCCACGTGTAGAACGTCCGCCCCTTGTAGCCGCGGATCACGTTCTCTTGACCATCGCGGTCAATGCGGACGATCAGTGCGTAGAATCCGTTTTCGCTCGTTCCTGTGATTCGTGATTCGTGTCGGCTCGTCATTTTCACGTCCCTTTGCTGGCTGTTCAGATAAATGAGGCGAGGGAGGCGGCGAAGTGTTCAGGCGACTCGTGATTTCTGAACCCGTCCGACAGCTCCCACTTGGTCGGAGTCACTGCCACCTTCGCACACTCGGCCAACGCAGCGGACTTCCACGCGGCGAATGTCACTTTCTTTCCAGTGATCGAGGTGTAGGTCGTTTTCATTTCTCGTTCCCCTTCGTGGTTTGGTGTCGGCTGCTCGTCACGTCCACAAAGGTATCGTCCGTTTCCGTTGTTGTCTACACAACAATCTAGGCAGGGGATCGGATTTAAGGTTCAACTGGGAAAACTCGCCAAACAGTGTCAACGGATGACACTGTTTCACCCGCGAGGGATCGGAGTCTTCACGGAATGGCGGCATCCGGGCACCGGACAGTACCTCTTTTGGTATCGCGGCCCCGCCTCAGTGTTGATCGTGCCGCGAGCAATACACGGCACCCCATGTTCCGGGCAAAGCGGAATCGTCGCGAGTCGCCAGAACGGGAACCAACGCCGCTTCGGTTTATCGGCGGTCATCATGGCGCGGCCTTTGTGTTTGCGTCATATGACACCCAGCACCGACAGCGCGCATGCCCTGGCGGACCATCAGGAAAGAATCGCTCCCACCGCGACCGCTTCGCCCCGTGTAATGGAAAACACGTCGGACAGACCTTTTTGTCCATCACTGTGTACCAAGTATCGTCCTCGCTCAGCCCGACAGTGGCCTTCACCGCCGCTTCGCTGCCTTTGTGTTGTGCCGTGGTAGTCTCAGTCACGGCGACGTTGGACATCCGTTGCGGGCCGAATACCTGCAACGTCCTATCGCGGATCATCTCGACGGATATCGTGCCGTCCGGCTTCGCGTTGCCGCTCTTGATCGTATTGGTCCACGCGCGGCCCGCCTCGGTCATCGCGTCGCGTGAATGCTCGCCGAACCCCTTCGCCAGTTCGCTCGCTCGTGTCGAAGCCCATTCATTCGCAGCAGCCGTCGCCGTCGCTGAATCCATTCCGTGCTGAGTCGCAGACGCCTTGAACACTTCCATCAGCAGCAGCAACGCGACTTCCTCTAGCTCTTTCTCTTTATCCTTCCACCAGCC